TTTATTAAGGCGTAACTATATAAGACTCTAAAAGAGCTTTAGTAGTTGCATAGTCAGTAGCTAAAAACCTTTTAGGTAAATCTATTTCTTCACCTAAGAAAGTTAAAGTATCTGTAGTATCACCAGCGCCTTCTTGACCTGAGTTCTGGGTTGCCTCAGTCATTGCACAACCAGCATCAATACCATAAACCTTAAACTCTTTGTTTTTAGTCTCTACAATAAAAACCAAGTCAGCGACTAACATGTCCTCAATAACTTGATCGTCTGTAGGAGTAGTAGCAAAGAATTTAGCTATAACATTATGATTAACAAAAGTGTTAGCACCCACACCCCCAATAGCAGCGGTATAACCAGCTGAATGAGAGTTTTTCTTTGATTCAAATTTATATAGTCCACCGTACGTATCAAACGTAAATGCATCTACATATCCTGACACATCTTCCGTATAAGAAAGTATATCATCTAAATTAGCTACATATAAGTCAGCTTGTAGACCTCCGACTCTTCGAAGGTCTGCACAAGTTGCATCAATTGCAGCACTTATTAAACAAGCTGGCATAATTAGTAAGTTATAGTTTGTAAATCTCCATTGATAAACTCATATCCCATTCTGTATCTGAAAAGATATTTCATCTTGTCATCATCATCAGAGAACCACATTTTAAGTTTACTAGAATCAGCCCTAGAGTCAAACCCTAAAATATGGTTAGCTTTTGTAGTATAAAGGATTCTATGTTGGTCAGCAATAGCTTTAGCCTCAATTACTCTAGACCATCCATACATAGGAATTACTTCAATACCTCTAAAGTATAGTTTTTGTACTCCATCTTGCACAACTTTCCAACCCGAATCAGTACCGCCTAAAGTCTCTAAAGATTTTTGGTAGTTTTCAAATACTTCTACAGTTACATAAAAAGCTTTATCACTTGGCTTAATTTGCTTAAGTGCTAATTTAGACTCTGTGTAAGTAGCTTCTAAACCGCTTAACGCTTCACCATCTGAAAGAGTAGCCCCAAAAGATACACTAGACTTAGTAACCTCATAAGTAGCTACACCAGCAATTAACTTAGTCCATTGACCATCCATTAAAGATAGTAAAGCATCTCCACTTCCAGTATCCCCAAAAGTAGCCATAGCAAACAAATCTCTTGCTGTTGCTGGTGCTAATAAAGGTGTTAAAATACCGTTTTGAATTTGAGTACCTGTCAAATCATTACGATCTACACCAGATTTTTTAGCCAGTTCAAAAACTGTATCATCAAACACATCAGCACACTGCTCTCTATATACTTGAAAATCTGATACCTCTAATGTTTTGTTAGTAATATCAACCCCTGTAGCAGTATCACCAAGACCGCAACCACTATAAGCCGTTGTTACATCTCCTAATTGATCCGCTAAATGAATTTGGAACTTAGATTTTACACCTTCTTTTATTGTGAAGAGTAAAGAAATATCCTCGTCCATTGCTACTGGTGAAAGTATAACATCATTAGTTACCTCACCATTCCACGTATAATTTACTGATACGTTTTCTATAATTTCTGCCGCCATTTTATTTTACTTTAAAGAATTTATCTTCGTTACTTAATTTATTACTAGCCTTATTTATAAAGCTATCTTTTGCACCTACTGTTAGGTTTTTAATTTCTTCAACTTGTTTAGCTAAAGATTCTACTTTTGAATTGTTCTCTAACTCTTTAGCTTCTGACTCTGCTTTAAAAGCGTTTAAAGATTCTAAAGCATCATTTAATAAAGCTTCTTTTTCTGCTAACTGAGCTTTTAACTCTTCTACTTCTTTATTCTCTTTTTCACCACCTTCTTCTTCAACTGAAATAGAACCCACTAAGCCTTCCGCAATAGTAATAGTGCTACCATCAGCTAAAGGATAAGACCCATCTTCTACACCTTCTTCCGCAACCTCACCAGCTACAATCTTTTTAACTTCTTTACCTTCAAGTTCTTCGCCTTCCATAGCGTTAACCCAAATGTCAAAGCCTACTTCTTCACTAGTTGTTAAAATCATCTGCTCACCTTCATTTTTAGGCTTAAGCATTCCTTTAACATCAGCAAAGAAATTAGAGAACATTCCCTCAAGTTCTTTTTTGTCCATGTTTATAAAATTTGATTTAGTTTCAATAAATGCCACCGCCTTCGATGGTTCTTTTATAGTCGTTATGAACCGACTCTCTTTAGCCTCAACAGCCGTAAAGGATTTTTCATTATCCATTAAATCA